GATACACCAGTTGCTCTAGAGGTGAACTGTAGTTTTCTAAATATTGTTTCCACTTTTGCGGAGTCGTAAAGTAGATCTTTCTGAGCCTCTCTAAACTCTTCTGCTAGTTTTCTTGGACTAACGGCTAGCTGCTGCGCTAGATTCGCAACACTCACACCAAGCGAGTTTGCTGATTCAGCGTTCATGCCAAATGATTGAATTGCATTATCAAAAATGCCGGTCATTGTTTCGGCCTCAATACCAAGCTGCTTAGCAACTCCAACTGTTTCCGCCATTGAATCTTTGCTTTGATCATTCACCATGATAAATGTCTTCATATTATTGGCGGTATCCCTAAAAGCCCTTTGTCCAGTTTTCACATCACCAAAATATTTGAATAGTCTTTCACCTGATTTTGTAACTGCTTTGAAGAAGTCTCCTCCTTCTGAAAACCTATCAAAATACTGACCGCCTTGCTTAACAAAGTCGACTTGTATATCGAGAGCCGTTTTATAATCTGATATTAATCTCTCTACCGTAAGCTGTTGAGCATCCAGCGCTCCTGAGATGTTATCTGCAACATCTTTTAGTGTCTTAAACTGTGAAATGTCAGAAGCTGTGGGCGCTGTTGAACTTTTAGATTTTCCAGCCTTTGCAGACTTCATTTGTTTATTGTAGAAATCGTTCAGTTCATCACGCGCTGCCTTTTTGGCCGAGGCCCCTTGTGCATCTGATAATGCTTGTACATATTCTGCAAATGTTTTTGCCATTTAGATAAACCTCTCCTGTGTATACTAATTATCAGGTAAATCAGTTTTCTCTTTTGTTTCTCGACTCAATAATCTCTACGTTTTTATTGACAAACCAGTTTCTCAAACCTACTGGTAAGTTATATGCCTCCGTAAAACTAAAGTGCCCATGATGTTGAAGGAATATAATTTCCTCATACGTCACCTTCTGAACGTAATCAGAGGTCAGGCCAAAAGAAGCCCAATGTGAAGGGCACCTCGCTTTCCGATTCCTCTCCGCAGGATCCGCAAGCGACCTTTTGTTTTGTAGATACTCTAGGTGTGATGGAGTTTACCACGCTCCTTATCTTTCTGGAGTCTATAGCTGGCAAAGCTTCAAATAATTGATTTAAGTGTGATTGATCTGATATTCCCTGAACTTCAACAACGGCCAAACGAAACAAGTTTATAGTCGCATTGTGTTCAAGACCCAACTCCTCTGCTCTTTGTTTTTGTTTATCCAAGTATTCTAAATCACGACCGGTCAAGACCTTTACTTTAGCTTCCAAAGTTAACTTTGGCAGTTGGAAACAAAAGAGGCCTGAATCGCTTTCAAAACTAACACCATCAAGTTCATTCTCAACTATCTCTCTTTCTTCAAGATTGAAAACAAACTCACACACTTTCCTACAATGAGAGCATGGCATTTTCATTGAATATTCAGACCCATAGCCAGTGATCCTCGCGGCGATCAGGATAGCGTTTCTATCCGTCTCTATAAGTTCCTGCACGTCGATAGACTTATCAACAAGTATCGAACCGAGCAACCTATCAAAGACAGATCCGTCCTCGATAAAGCTTTGGTTCGCGAGGAGATCTTCCTCTCTCGCTGTCATGTGTCTTATCTCTACATTCTGACGACCATAAAGGGTTGAATCTTGCTCGTAAAACCTACCTCTTGTTGGTAACTCTATCACTTCTGTTGGTACCACAAAAGATATACCAAAGGGATTGCTCTGCTGCTGTTGCGGCGGAGCAATATTTGGCTGCGAGGGTTGTGGTGTTGGGCGATTTATTTTTGTTCTGCTAGAATTTCTAGACATTTATTCCTCTTTTCATATTATGTAGATGGGGCATTTAAGCTCCAAGTATTAGAATCAGTTCTTTCCGGAAGTTCCAGTGTAGCCCAATCATATCGAATCGTCATACTAATATCAACAAGTTCGTCCGAACCGTAATCCAAACTTCCGAAGTCTACATTTGTTAAGAATGGATTATTGAGTGTCCACTTTTCGAGCACATTCTCTTCTTGTGCTCCTGTGTTCGCACCGAATTGGACAAGCTGTATTTGTCCTCCTAGTCCATCAACAAATGCTTTCTTAGAAATAGTTCTAGGCTCATTTGACTGTGATGTGAACTTGTCGGGCAAGACATAACCTGCTGCTTCTAAAATCTTTACCAAGCTGGCTGTTGAGTCAGGTTGCACAGGATCTACAATAGTAACATCAACTGTAGCCCACTCAACACGACCAGGATAATAGAACTTGTAGTTCAAGAAATCGTGATTGACTTCTCCGACTGAGAATGATGGCTTTTTTACATTTTTTACGATAAACTGTGGCATACCAGCAATGTAGAGTAGCCATCGAAACTGTCGTTTTGGTTCGATACTCGCTTGGTTCCAGAATTGTGAATTTGTAGGCATATTAAATTATCTCCCTAATATTATATATGATCTCAGATGCTTTTTTCAATCATTAATCCTCGAAAGAAGCACCGGTATTTGTTATAACGAAATCAACTGCAATAAACTCAATAGCTCTAGCTGGCTTCAAGAAGATCTTTGCGTACATTACATTTCTATCCACTAAATCTGGTGTGGTGGTAGTGTTATCTAAGATCACCTTGAAGTCCGACAGACCAAGTCTTGTCTGAACACTCTGAAGGAAAGGATTTACCTGGCCTAAGAACCTGTTCCAAGTAGCAGGAACATTCTGATCAAATAATAATCCGGATGCAATTCTAGATATCTCCTTCTTTACAAAAATCAACAGTCTACGAACATTGATACGGTCGAGTGCTGATTGTGTAGACTGAAGTGTCTTTTGACCAAACACTACAATACCCTCTGTTACAAAAGATGCGATCGGGTTAATGTTCGCCGTGTAGAGAGTGTCTCTCTGCTTTGAAAGAAGTTGCTCAGATACTTGCAACACTGGCAATCCTGCGTTGCCTTCATTTAGTCCGCCTCTATTAAAACCTGCAGGTGCAAACCAAACCTCTTCTGATTCTTCTGTATAGGCCATTACACCTAAAGCGATAACTGAAGGTGGTACCCAGACATCTCTAGACATTTCCACGTCTCTAACCTTTACCCATGGATAGTAAGCAGCTCCGTAAGAAGAATTTATTTGTCTTTGCTTGAGTGCTGTTGCGGTAGCGTTCGGATTAGTTGTTAATCTGTCCGAAAACGACTCACATTTCAACTCATGAGGAGGCTTGTAGATTCCAGGTAGGTCAATTATAGCTAATGAGTCTGCTCTAGCTTCGCACTTTTCTATTAGCTTAGTTGTCAGTGAAGTATTTGTAATGCCAGGTAACAGTGCCAGATTGTGCTCAATAAGCTCTGGGTCTTTGATAAGTTCAATTGCCCTATCTACCGACGCGAAAGCATAAGAATTAGCTGTCGTCTTACCTTCTAGTACTCTATTGTTGAAAGGGTCTGCCTCTGTGATGTTTACACCATCACAGCCACCAACCAGTGGCATCTGAAACTTATCAAACCCAAGCTGCAGTAGTGTGGCTGCAGAGCCAGTTGCCGTGTAAGCCACTGTTGTGTTGCTGCGGCGTGAGGAACCTGACAAGTAGAATGAAGCAGTAACATTCGCTGTTGATATATCTGTTAGATTACTACCTCCGATAAATACATCATCAAAAGAGAAAATAAATGCATGCTGACCAAGCGATCCGGATGTTCCTGCATCTTGTCTTGTAGTTAGCCCCTCTGGTGCTTTTCTTATGTAGTCCATGTAGCCGGGATCAATAACTGATCCGAGTTCGCCAGTTGAACTAACCTTGTAAGCGGCCGCTCCGAAGTGGTCTGTGCCATCAACCGATGCGCTGATTACGTTTGGAAGACTTGGCCATGTTACAGTAAATCCGGCTGTAGCGTCACGGCGTTGGGTACTGATTTGAGCACCGACGATCTTCAAGCTTGTATCTGCTCCAAGGAATGTCCCAGAAAATGGTGCCTGTGCAGCGAGGACGTTTCCATGGTTTTTATTGGCGGTTACTTTTACATGGTTATCTGCCGGTTTAATTGGACCTAAGAATCCGAAAGGAACTTTGGAAGGGTTTATCAGGCCGTTGTCAACGTCCGACTTCATATCCATTCTTATAACCCTAGAACGATTTGGATAATTACCGTAAATCTTGTTTCTTTTTTCGCGAGCAGACCAGGTTGTGAATTGATCTCCAACTTGTCTAGCCACGTAGTTCGACGAATTAGGATTTAAGTTACACCCAGTGAATGATTCAACCACTTCTAACTTTCCAGCTCTGATTTTTCTTACCACTACGGAAAATGTTCCATATGGATCTGCATCGCCTTCCTCTGAGATTCTAATATCTTCGATCGAAACTGTATACTCCTTTGATGCTGCTTCCCCCTCGTGCAATGCTTTCACTCTAAAAAGCTTTGTCATCTTTGTAGGATCATATGTTGCAGCAGTTCCATCGTTCTGAGAGAAGACCCAACCTGTTTGAGCTACAGAGGCTTCATGACTATAATCCGCAAAATTTATTGTACTATCTTTTCTTAGCCTTGTTATAAATCCGTACAGATTTCCAGACGGGACCGCTTCTTCAAAAGTTTCACCCAACCAATATTTGTCAGCAACAGAGGCAGCGCTTGTATTCGCGACGTCGCCGTTTGTTGCAACTGGGTTTGTGTTTAGAGCCTTTCTTATGTAATCTTTAGAAGTCCTATCAAAACTTACGTTTACCTCTTTCGTTGTAGCGCTGTTTTTAAGGTGAATCGTAAAGTTGTTTGCTGAGTCTGCGCTGCAAACTGTGTTCAAAAGTGCTGTACCCGCAGACGAGGATCCAAGCTGTGTATTAGACAAGGAAGCTGTAAATGGACTTTCTCCATAGAGGACGGCAGCCAGAACCGACCCGGAAAAA